GCCTGCGGGCATTCCGAAGAACACTCGCAGGCATAGCAGATTGGATATTCAGTTATTTCACTCTGATCTTCCAGCCGGTCAGAATAAGGTTGACGTTTTTGATGAGCGTCGGGTTGAGCTTCTGGATCGCCGAAACCGTGGTGCTGTATTTCTTAGCAATTCCGGAGAGGGTATCACCGCTTTTTACGGTGTAGTAGACAGGAGTAGATTCCTGCTTTTTCACCAGAGCATTGACCTTTGCCTGCATGGCAGAATAATCATACCCGGCAGCGGTGAGGCGTTCTTTGCGGTCGGTTCCGTTTCCCCATTTGCCGTCCAGCACCTCTTGCGCCAGCTCATCTACGGTCTTTGCCGGAGTGACCGGAGCAGAAGTGGCAGGCTTGCTGTCATCGGACGCAGACTTTGTAAAGCCGTTGAAGCCGCCGTTCCGGATGATGGCAGGATAATCCACATAGGCGTAATCCATATCCACATTACCACTGATGCCGTCAACAGAGCCCTTGGAAGAATACTGCCAGATGCCGTAGTCGCCCTTATAGGAGCATTTGCTCGCATACTGCGCTACCCAGTGAGCGTATGGCGTGAGTTTCGTGTCATCCATGCGCTCCTTGAACCCGGAAACAGCGGAGCCGTAGATCCCGACAAAGTATCCGGCATTCTCCATCGTCTCACAGAAAGCAATGGTGGCCTCAGTGATTCCGGCCTTGGCAGAGGCAGGCTGCGCTTCGTTATCCATGTAGACCGGGTATTCCAGCTGCTTGCCCTTCAGGATTTGCAGGAAGCGCTCGGCATCTGCTTTTCCGGCGGCAGCAGTCACGCAGTCCTTTCCGACAAAGTAATAAGCGCCGATCGGGATACCGGCAGCCTTCGCACCTTTGTAATTTGCTTCCCATTTGCTGTCCGTATAAAAACCGGCATCGGAGCCGCCAGCTTTGATGATGGCAAACTCGATACCGGCCTTTTTGACCTTATTCCAGTCAATGGTTCCCTGCCAATGACTGACGTCGATTCCTTTTCTCGTCATATTATTTTTCCTCCTCATCGTGACGGTCGTGGAGCTGCTCCAAGACCTCCTTTAATTTCTCCGGTACCGGCAGGCCGAGATGTGCTGCGTTCTCCGTCAGTGACAGGCCTTCATTGGACAGGTAGAAGAAGATGATCGCTGTTCGAAGCACTCCCGGATGTCCAAGTACCTGAACATCAATGACGTTTCCGATGCCTACCAGTAGGAAGATCAGCACCTTGCGGCAGATTCCCTTAAAGCCGACCTCGCTTGAGAGCTTTTTGTCTGCGATGGCACACATGATGCCGGTAAGGTAGTCGCAGACCACGAAGATCACAAGTGCAATCAAGAGCCCGTCACAGCCGCCAAGGAAATAGCCAAGCCAGCCTCCGACAGCGGCAAATACCAGTTGAATCGTGTTCCAGAATTCTTTCATGAAAAAATCCCTCCTTTGTGCAAAATAAAAGCCGCCTGCATTTTGCAGACAGCCTCGTGAACTGTATCCGTGTATGAAGTTATATCTGTTTCGGCAGCGCTTCCCAGAGCCGCATATCCTCCTGTCCCAGCGACCACATGGCAAAGCCTCTCACTCCCCAGCGGTAGGCTGCTTCATTTGCCCAGTAAACGAGCGAGTCCATATCCTGATAGTAGAGGATGGAAAAGCCGTCTGCGTCACCGAGAAAGAGCCTTGCTATCCAGATGTCGATGTCCTTTGGTGTGATGGTCACCGTATAATCGTTCCCACAGGTCAGGGCAAGCTCATGGGAGTGGTAGAACTCATAATCCAGAGAAATGCTCTCGCTGCGTGTCGCATCCTCCTCGATATCTGAGGTCAACGTAAACACCTGAAATTCCGTATCCCATGTGGTATTCGACCGGCTGATCCTTCCATACTGCGTAACTGTGCCGTCCGGGAAGGTAACATCAAAGCGCTCGTAGGGCTCGTAAGTCCATGCGTCGCCAAGGCGGAGAAGTTCGCAGACCGTCCGGTTATCTGACCGGTATCCGGCATAGCCTCCGGAAAAGCCGCTGACTGTAGCTGTGAAGCGCAGCGTATAGGAAGATCCGGAATAGACACGCACCTTGTTTCCACGGATACGCATCTCGACTGTGTACATGGATGGATTGGTACGAAGGTCGGCATTTGCCGTCCGCTCTATGGTCTGGCTATAGCTTCCAAGTAGCGTGCTGCCGTTATATAATTCAACGGCCTGTGTGTTGTAATTCAGGCAGCAGAACAGATCACCGCAGAATACTCCGGCCTTGCCACTTCCTGTCGCAGGGAAGGCCAGCCTTGCCCGCAGGTGAATATCGGAAAAGCCGTCGTATCGCCATGCGAGCTTTCCGGAGCCGTCAAGCTGGGAGTAGACGCGGCTTTCGGAATATTCATCTTCGCGCCATACCGTCCAAGAGCCTGAAAGGGTCGTCCAGTAGTTTGTTTGCAGCACACCGTAGTCCCGAAAATCCTCATACCAGATAAGGGCAGAGTCCGGCTTTCGCCTCAGCATTTCGCAGGTGAGCTTGAAAGCTCTGTCCGGCTGACACTCGTTGCCGTCCACGTCGATAAAGTGGCGTGGAGAGAGCGTAAAGGTCGCAGTGCCCGCAGAGGGAGCCTCCGAAAAGCTGCTGCAAACACGGTAGCCGTAAAACTGTACGCCTTTTACATCTACGGATATCACGATGGTGTGCGTTCCGGCAGATAGTGAAATGTTGCTGGCGAGCGTCGTCCAGAAGGTGCTTCTCCAATATGGCCACCAGAGCCTGCTTTCCGTAAAATGCATCCGATTACCGTCAATCGAAACATAAATGCCGTTTTTATCCCAGAAGGGATAGCAGAGCCGGATGGCAATGTCGTAGGTTCCGGCGCTTGAAACGGAAAAGGTATATGTGGCAGAGCCAGCATCACCGAGAGTGGCCACGCCGTTTTCAAAGGATACAATGCCGGAGTAGGAGCTTGTCGTTCCATCCGCATCCACATAAATGGTGCCGAACTCTGTGTGTTGCTCTTTGCTGTAAGCCGTCAGGTAATGCCGCCTGTTATAGGTTCCGTTCATCAGAGGATACTCATAGCTTGTGGCATCTCTGCCTTCCATGAAGTCGTAGACTTGCGGAAGCGCCCAAGGCACCATATCATAATCATCCCAATATGCGAGGATCGGGATGAAGGGCTGCGGTGGGGCATCGTCCGTGAAGTTGTACTGCCCGGTCATCCAGTTCTTTGCCGCGTAGTAGGTATTTGATGTGCCGCGATAGGTTTTACCGAGATTTGCGGGAAGATCATAAATCTGCCAGTTCCAGCCGTATGCGGGAAGTCCGAAGAATATCTTCTCCGGATTCATGACCGTGACCGCATAGTCGTAAATGCCCTCCAGCCAGTCCCTTGGAGAGACAGCACCGGGAGCAGAGCCTGCCCACGCCATGCCATAGCTCATGATGGCCGCCGTATCACAGTAAGCGTTGAGGTCGCCGTAAACGCACCAGTTCTCGCCGCCGACCGAGCCGTTGATGGAATTCATACCCGGCAGGCAGATGTTCATGAGTTTGCTGTTATCATAGCCTTTTACTGTGTTATAGATATTCCGAAACATCGACGTAGAGGCAGCGTGCGTGGAATATCCGTCGCCTTTCTCAAGGTCAATGTCGATGCCGTCGCACCACGGGTATTTTTCCATAATGCGAACGATCTCCGAAAGGAAAGTATCCTGAGCACCGTCGGTGTTATCGCGGAGCGCTGCAAAGATACTGTTTGTGCCATCATTGGATATCGTCAGCAGCCATTTAATGTGCGGCCATCGGTTGATGTAGGTCATCATATTGGAAATGGCCACGCCGCTTTCTGTGATGATACCGGTGCGCGATACCTTAAAAGAAAAGAGACCTACCTGTGAGAGGCGGTCTCCATATGCGGCAAGTGCCTGATACATTCTGGAATTGCCCATGAATGTCCAGACCATGCACTTGCGGCCTTTTAAATAATCATAGCTCACTGGGCATCACCTCCATCCTGCATTTCCTGAAATTCCACGTAGATTCGAGCCGATTTTTTATCTGCCACAGTAATAGGGTGCTTGCTGTCACCGGCGGCAGAGTATTGGAAAAAGCCGTCCTTGGCTGTTGCAGCACCGTTTTTCAGGCACTTCCTCGTAGAAGCAAAAAGGTCAAACTCATCACCGGCAGCAGCCGCTGCGTTGAAAGTAGCCTTATGGGCACCTTCACCCAGTGCAAGCGATATACTCCCGGCAGCCATTGCCTGAATTGGATAGACCTTGTAATCAAGACCGGCAGCGGTGGAACCGAGATTGAAGATGACACAGGTTGCAGCGGAGCGGACGATACCGTTATAAAACCTCTTTCCGTCTGTAGCATCATCGCCATCATATTTTCCCAGAAGCGTTTCGGTATTGATGACAAAGCCTGTGACTTTATCACCTTCCTGCAGCATCAGGTCGGTAAACCAGACCGAACCGGTGCAATCTGTGACAGTGGGCTTTACCGTAATGTTTACGATGCGCTTATCCTGCTTTTTTGTAATTGTCTCTGAAAAGCGTGTAAACTCCGGCATTTATCCGTCCTCCGTCCATTGAATTTCTGATACATGTCCTACCCAGCCGGTCGCGATAGAGCCGCCCTGCAAGAGCATATCTGTGATATAGACCGTACCGGTGCAGTCTGTCACGCATACCCGGATGGTGATCTTCGTGACACGTCCATACTGAGGAGAGATATCCTGTGCCACGTGTGTAAATGAAGCCATAGAAATCCCTCCTTCAGATCAGGTCTATAAATCGTGTTTCCGTTGTGCCATCTTCGTATTCGAAGGTAACCTCGATGCCCACCTGTCCATTCGTGCCTTTTGAGAGATTCTCGGAGGCAATCTGCGCTGAGAAGGTATAGCATTGTCGGTTAGCGGGTGTTATGGTCTGTGAAAGACTCTTTGTGGTATTCAGAGCGCCCTCACATTTGAAGGAAGCCATGCCGGATACGCCATTATCTGCATCCACGGCAAATCCGGAGTTTTGCCAGTAGGTAAGGCCGGAATCTGCTCTGGAATTACGCAGGTGATTAAACGGCACCAGATCCTTCATTTCCTGACTGTCTATCAGATCGGTAGACTCGAGAGTATCGGCTGCGCTATCCCAGCGTGAGGAGGAATCGCCCAGCTCCCGGAGCGTGGTGGAAAGCTCCAATACGGTATTCCAAGGCTCCTGCAGGTTGTATTCCCTGCGGACGATTCTGGTCTTTACAGACAGGTTCAGGTCGTCATCCTTCACCATGACCGTATCGCCCAGCTCCCATGTTTCATGTTCATAGCCGGTTAACACCGACAGATCCATCGCCTTTAGCACATAGGAGATACGCGGAGAGGCATAGTCCGCAAGTCGCATGTTGGTATATTCCAGCATCTGATATGGATTGGTGAAGTTCGAGCAATCCAGCGTAGCAATTCGTATTTCGGAGGTATAGGTCGTGTCCTGCACATACTCGTTGCCGCCGTTGATCGAAGCAAAGGTCATGCCGTCCTTGCCGTAGGCGTAAAGCCTTGTAATCAGGCTGGTTGTATCAATGACGCGCTGGATGGATTTCATATTTTTCTTATAGCAGAACAGCACGCCGGAATCCTCACCAGAAAAGGTCAGGAGCTTCACGATCTTGTTTGCGTTATCGAAAATCAGGTCACCGCCGTGAATATTCTGCACTGCTCGCAGGATCGCCAGCGCGTTTTTCTCAGAACAAGTCCAAGTACGCTTTGTGGAGACATTAACCGTGCCCACATCCCAGTCGGTACCCTGCAGGGCATAAGCCATCGGCACATCAGCCGTGTCTGCATTAAAGGTAATCTCGTCCTTTTTTACAGAGTAGGCAAGATCATAGAATGCCGCCTCAGCATAGACCGTGGTGATGGCCTTGCCGTTTTCTTCCTTGTCGTCCGTAATCGTGCGGATGCGATAGGTGTCGCTGACAATACGCACGGTCTTTTCGTTATCGATATAGGTGCGTTTGCTGTCCTGAAACGGCAGCTTAAATTCCAGCTCATCCACACCGTTGATCTCACTGGTCACGATGATGTCATAGGCGTTATCCAGCACAGCTTCCACATTCCCATCCGAGTCCAGAATGACCGGTCTTGCATAACCAAGTTTGGTATAGAGCGGCTTTGGATTATCGTACAGACTGATGGATATCAGTGTAGGCGTCCTTGCTGTATTTGTGGTGGAAAGCGTGACGCGGTATTTGATGTATTTCCTTGCAGGAGATTCCAGCTCGCCGTTTGCACCGACAGCCTGCCACTCTGTCCAAGTGGAGAGGTCATCTGTGGTGGCTGTTTCCACAAGCGAGATAGAGGTCTCTCCCGGAGAGTAATCTGCCTTCACAGAAACTCTGCCGTTGCCAGTCACGCCACAGTCCCTTGCTGCGGTAATGAGCTGTCCACTTGACGGATATACAGAGTCTGCAGCTCGAAGCGTAACGACATCCGGTGTCGTTAGAGCGTCCACATCACCGGTTAGATTTGCGCCGTTTGCAGAGAGCGATTCAAGAAAATATTCAGCAAGATCGTCAGCTGTAAGGTCAGAATCGCAGTCGAGGAACCAGTCATCAAAGCCGCCTGCATACCAGTAGGAGTCCGCGTGCATTCCCCAGATGAGGTCTGCCACACAGCTACGATTCAGCTCTCCGGTAAAGGTCAGCACACTTGACTGCCAAACTGTGCCAGAGCTTTTATCGCCAAGGATAAACTGCGCTGTCTTGGCATTTGGCTTAATCACGCAGGCAATAAAATACCAGTAGCCGTTAAGCAGAGAAAATGATGGCGTTACCGATGTATCGAGGATCAGAGAACCGGAGGAGTTATACAGCATAATCCTCGGTTTTCCTCTGATCAGCGACAAATAGAAAATCGGCTGTCCGGAACCATAGCGGGTATTCAGGATCGGAGTATAGGTGTTGCCGACTGAATATGTCGTAGGCTTCATCCAGCCGCCGACCACGATGGTTTCACCGAGGCTTGAAAAGATGCTGCCGTCGTTTTCTACCTTCAGGTAGGTTTTCTCCGATGAAGGATTATTGATGTTCATCTGAAAATAGCGACCGAAATTGCCTGTTTTCATATCTGCGGTGGTGCCGCTCCAGTTATGAATATATGCCTTGCGATCCTTCCCGGAGGAATCCGCCAGATAATCATTTGCATCCGGTTCGGACTCGTTAAAGCGCCAGAGACCGTCTGGAGCCCATGCAGCCGGGAACTCGCCGGTGAAGGCATCTTGGGTATTCAATATATTTTTAAGAGCCATGCAATATCACCTCCAGCGGCTTCTGGCTTGAATGTTCAGTTCCGTAAATGTAGTATTTGTACCAACCGCAGCGATCACGATGGCGTTATCTCCCGTATTTAAGACCGGGAAATTCAGCTCCGACAGAAGCGGGAGACCGTTTCGGAGGGTTTCTCCATTAGAGTCAACTACTTTTGCTGTCATAAGGTCGGAGTCAATAATCAATGTTTCTCCGGCGGCAAGCCGTCCAATGATCTGAAGCTCGCTGCCGTTTGTAGTTATGGAGATATATGAGTCCGTCCCGGAAGGAATTACACCCTTTAAGGAGTAGACCGGGTAGGACTCGATATTCCCAAGAGCGCGTGAAGCGGTAAAGGTTCCGTTTTCCGCAAAATCAAAAGTCTCATCTGATATGGCATAGCCATAAGGGTCTGGGCAGAAAAATTCCAGATCGAAGGTGCAGGAATTGCGGACTGCCCGGTCAAAGGAGAATCCGGACGTAAGCCTTGCTTCATACACTCGTCCCGGTTCCTTATCCAGAATGAGCTGGCAGAGGCCGTTGTCCGGATTCAGTCATTCGATAATATCGTCCTTCTTTGAAAGAAACTGTTCGTCTGTACTTCCCGGAGGAATGAAGCAGGAAATCAGTATCTTCCGCTCGGATACCGTTTCTCCGAAATCAAATACGCCGTGCCGTCCGGGCATGGTAATCGTGTTGTTTCTAAGCTCCGGCATACGGTATTCGTTTGTAATCCTTGTCGCAAGTCCCATAGACTGGGAGGTTGTTCCGTTAAATGAAAATCCCATATTACACCAGTCCTTTCGCCCTGCGTCCGGCAGTCAGCAGAGTATTGAGCTGCTGAGAAATCTTCCGGATATCATCATCGCTTCTGACACTCATTTCCTCGATATTGATGAGAGGCTGATCTCCTGAAACGCTGAGGGTAGCGCTGCTTACTGCATCCTGAATCATGGAGCGCAGCGAGCTTACACCGACCACAGCTTCATCACCAGCTTCACCGCCGCCAAGAAGAGTGCCGCCGCTCTGGCCGAAGATGGTCGCATCCTTTAAGATCATGCCGCCGGACATCGCCTTCTTATACCAGTCCACAGAAAAGTGCGGTATGGATGGCGGGTTCAGCGAAAAGCTGCCTGTGATGGAGAAGTGCGGCAGCTTGATCTTCGGCAGGCTCCAGCTGAAGTTGAACACGCTCTTTAGCTTGTTTACGATGCCGGATACCGTGCTCCAGATCGTATTGAACACATTGGAGATCGTATTTTTGATCCCGTTTATGATATTGGACACCGTGCTCTTGATCGCATTGAAGCCATTGCTGATGCCGGACTTCATGGTATTAACTACATTCATGACCGCGCTCTTTATGCCATTCCAAACGGAGGTGACCACGCTCTTTACGGCATTGAAAATCGTAGAGGTCGTAGTCTTTATGGCATTCCATGCGGTGGTGATGACCGTTTTTATGGCATTCACGACAGTTTCAACAGCTGTTTTTATCGCATTCCAAACAGTAGTAACCACGGTCTTTATCACATTCAGGACGGTTTCGATGATCGTCTTGTAGATATTGAAATAGGTGGTCACCACAGTTTTGATTACATTGAATATGGTTTCAAAAAAGCTCTTGATGCCATTCCAGATCGTAGAGATAACAGTCTTTATGGCATTCATCACGGTTTCGACCGTGCTCTTTATCGTGTTCCATGCTGTGGTAAGAAAACTGCTGATTGCATTTACCACGGTGGTGAAGGTGTTCTTTATTGCCTCCCAGATACTGACGAAGAAGTCCTTGATCGCCGTCCATACAGTAATGGCGATTTCTTTAACCTTCTCCCAGAGGTTGATCCAGAATTCTCTGAAGCCCTCGCAGTTGTTCCACAGGTAGATAAATG